CTCGTGAATTGTTAGACCAAATCTTACTATCAATTGAGCGTGCTATCTTCATTGGTGATGGCCGTGAAGAAGATACTCCAGATTTGAGAATGTTTGATTCTGCAACCAGCACCGGTTTGTTCCCGATTGCTGATGACTGTTCTGCTCAGAGCGGTTACGGCACGCTTGTTGCTTCTAGCTACACTGTAAACGCTGGTGACAACCTCTATGATGGTGTCGTTGGTGCTCGCCAATGGATTCGCTCTGAAGGCGACCAAATCTTGGTTGTGAAGCCAACAGTTTTGACTGCTGCCTTCCAAGCTAAAGTCGGAAACCGTTATTTGATTGAGCCGGGTGCTACTGCCGAAGATATCTTCCGTGTAGCTCGTGTGTTCTCGCCAATGTGGATGGAATATGCGAATGATGATGCTTATCTCCTTGTCCGCAATGGCTACACCACTACTGGTGAGCGTTCTCCTCGTGTGTATCCGTTCTTTGATGTAAATACCAACCAAAACATCCTCTTGAATGAGATGCCACTTGGTGGAACTTTGACTAAATACAAATCGGCTGCTGCTATTAAGGGCTTAAGCGAAAGCGAAAGCTAATTTGGGAGAATAAATAAAATGCTGACGCAAGACGATTATACTTTATATACAGGACAAACCGTAAACTGTTCGGATGAAGATTGGGAAGTCATTGTAAATATTGCTATGAAACGGCTTGCGTCGCTTTTATGCCTTGAAGAATTTCCGGAATTAGATGAAACAAATAAGGATTTAGCTATGCTACTTTCTAATTTCATCTGTGCCATTATGAAGTTTCAAGGTGCTCCAGACACTATTGAATCAAAGAGTGTCAGAAACTTTACAATCAATTTTAAGAGTAGTGCCACTAACGCTTTCGGTCAGATTTACCATAACTATGAAGACATAATTGAAGCTTATAGTAAATGTGATTTAGGTGTTAAAGTAGAGCGAAATGCTAGACACTGTTGCGAGTATTACAACAATGGATTCTTTATCAATTTTTGAAGCTTTTCCTAATGCAATAATTTCTGGAGTTTGGCAAATAGGTTCTTGCCAACATGGAACAGTAGTTGGGAATCAATTTGAGAAAATAAATGATATTGATGTTGTTGTAGATGAAGGTAACAGTTCATCCGTTGATACTACGCCCGAAGCATTAAAGTCAGATTTATTGATTTATGCTTATCCGTGCCAAATGCCAACTTTAAGCACCAATGCTCTTGTATCGGGTTATATGCTTTATAATTCAGATGAAGATGCCTATTATGAAATCATAGATGCCGGAATTGGTAAAAACCAACATAACGGGATGGTAGAACATATTGAATTGAAAGTGGTTCAAACCGAGGTTGTAGATGCCTGAAGTCGTATCGGTTAAATTAAAATGGGACAATTCTAAAATCACTTTAACTAATGAAAAAGCCGTAAAAGGATTGTTTAGATTGGGATTTGATATTGCGGCTCAAGCAAGGCGAAACGCACCATATCTAACTGGTGCTTTAAGAAATACCATTAGAGTGAGAGAATCAAGCGACAAAGATACTTTAGAGGTCGTAGCTGGTGGAACTTATGGCGGTAGAAAAGTCGCCTACGCTTGGAAAAGAGAGCAAGGACCGAACCGAAATCCAGCAACCGAACACTACATGGAGAACGCCTATAAAACAATTACAACCGGTGATTATATCACTAAATACTTTGGAGATATTATATGATAACGCTAGCAATACTAAAGCAGATGGAATTAGATGATGTCGCAGATTTGAAGATTGATTCTAATTGCTTTTGGGAGCAAGCACCATTACAAAAAGATGGTCGTCCTGCTAGTGGGGTGTGGTTAGTTACTAGAGGTGGTAATGCCGCTAATTCTCCAAAAGGGTATAATTTACATTCTACGGTAGATTTCTATGTGGCATTAGCAAATAAACCTAAAACCGAAGCAGTTCATCAAGATATTTTAGAATGGATTATTGAAAATCCGTGTCTATGTGAATTGTCCGGAAGCGTCGGTGGCACTACTTATTTATACAAAAATGTGCGTATCAGACCGACTACAACACCTCAAAACTTTGTAGTCACCGAAAATAATTTGGTTGTAAAGATAGCAAGCGCTGAAATAATTTATGATATTAAATAATGAGAAAGGAATAGTGAAATGGCAACGGTTCAAAATATCACTCAACTACGCCGAATTGTATTCCGTAAATGGGATGCTGACGACAATTCGTGGAGTGTATTTACTTTAGAGCCAGATGACCTAGGTCAAGATACTGTCATGAGTATCAATGTTGCTCCTCGTATGAGAAGCCGAGCCTCAAGTCTTGGTTCTACTGAAACTGCGATTTCGGGGACATTAGACGGATTTGCTGGTTCAATCACATTCTTGATGGATACATTTAAGAATCTTGGTTTAGCAATTCAGAAATGGAACGAAGCCACCTACGCAGGTGCTACTGCGACTGCCGGTAATGTTATTTGGGATGGCACTGATATTTGTGCCGAAGGCGAATATATGTCGGTAATTGCTCAAGGACTCTGTGATGATGGTTCTTCAGTTGATGTAGAGCTTACTCGTTGCGTGCCAAGCGTGGATGATGCTATTGAAATCGGAACTGGTGATACTCCAACTATCACCCTCAATCTACACCCGATTATTTATAATGAAGCATTACACTCAAGTGATGGCTATCCACAATATTCGGCTCGCTTAGGTGATTATGACCTAACTACTAAGATGAGATTAAATGCGTCCACTGGTGCTTATACCAGCGCAGGTGAATCCTCCTAGGAGTTAAAATGATGGTGCCTGAATTGACTCTTAACAAAGTTAAAGAAACTGCGAAGGAGAAAACTTTTCGGGCATCAGACTTTTTAACTCAAGACCAATTAGAAGAAGTTAAAAAATCTAATTTGAATGGTAAGAAAAAGACCGGTTTTGATAGTATTGATGCGTATATTGCCGAAATAATAGCGAGATTTGGCTATGATACTTATGTGGCTTGGAAGTTTGGCGAAATAACTGAAAATAATATGGCAAGATTTATTATGGCCGAAAGAGCGAGAGAAGCTAGAAACCGTTTGAAGATTGAAAATATCATTGTAGCGAGCGTTTATGGTGCGAATAATGCAGATAAACATGGTCATGCTCCTAAAACGCTTAAAACGGCAATTAAAATGCTTAAAGAAGAAGAAAACTTAGCGAAAGGAGTTAGCTAATGGCGACACAGATTGGTGAAGCAGTAATTAAGTTAAGTTTTGATGGTAAAAGTCTAAAAAGTGGATTAGCTTCTACTGAGTCGCAAGTTGAAAAGTCTTCATCTAAAATAAGTGGTAGTCTTAAGACTATTGCCAAAGTTGGCGTAGCTGCTTTTTCGGCTGCGACTACTGCGGCGATTGGATTTGTTACTAAGGCGACCAAAGCTGCGGTTCAAGGTTTTGCTCAATACGAACAATTGGTTGGTGGTGTAGATACTTTATTTAAGGATGCTTCAGATACTGTTCAAAAAAATGCGGCAATCGCCTTTAAGACAGCTCAAATATCGGCTAATGAATATATGAATACTGTAACAAGTTTTTCAGCTTCGCTTATTCAATCATTAGGTGGTGATACGGCGAAGGCTGCGAAAGTTGCTGATATGGCTGTAATTGATATGGCCGATAATGCGAATAAAATGGGAACGAGCATGGAGATGATTCAAAATGCCTACCAAGGATTCGCAAAACAAAATTACATGATGTTAGACAACCTCAAATTAGGTTATGGTGGCACTCGTGGTGAAATGGTCAGATTATTACAAGATGCTGAAAAACTTTCGGGGATTCATTATGAAATCGGTAATTTTGCCGATATGGTAGAAGCGATTCATGTAATTCAAAATGAGTTAGGGATTACAGGAACATCAGCGTTAGAAGCTAGTAAAACAATTCAAGGTTCGGTAAATGCGACAAAAGCCGCATGGGCTAATTTATTAGTTGGAGTTGCTGATGATAACCAAAACTTTGAAGTATTGATGAATAATTTTGTGGATTCGGCCACAAATGCTTTGAGTAATTTGATACCGAGAATTGAGATTGCGTTAAGTGGTATAGGCCAATTGATTGATAGA